CCACCTTTATTTCCTGCCCAAATCGGAGAAGGTGACAATCAACATGGAACCCACTGATACGGAGGGGAATTTTATGTTCCAAGTATCCGATTGGTGGTTTAAAAAGGCGTTTGACTTTAGGGCTGACGAATGAGCATCACCGAAAGTATAATGAAGACAATGATGGTCGCCTCGATCCGCAAGGCGGGCGGTTACGCGCGACGGATCGAAGATAAATATGGCGTCGGCATTCTTGACACCATTCTCGTGCCCAAAGGGTACCCGGTGTTCTTTGCCGAGGTCAAGAAGATCAAAGGTAACGTGTTTCGCCCCACCGATCGTCAATTCATCGAAATGAAGCGCATCAACGAGATCGGCGGAATGCACATGTTCGGAATCCTGATTGGATTCAAGGACGATGTGGTGTATTTCCACGAGGCTACCAACTACGCGGAAATTAAGGACTGCTTTTCGGTCACCACAAGTGATATGACGTTCCACGATCAGCTAATCCAATTCTACCACGGGAGACTCAAAGCTTGAGCAATAACATCGAAGTAGCTAAGAACATTATACTTGAGGCGGGGCAGACAGTCGTAAAGGGGCGACCGGGGGTTCACGGGTCGCCTGAAAATTCGTTCCAAATGATAGCCGATCTATGGTCGGTTTATATTCGGCACGCGCATTACGCGCGGCATTTAGAAGAAATCAAAGTAGAATTGCGCCCAGTTGATGTGGCGCAGATGATGGTTCAGCTAAAGCAAGCGCGAGCCGTTTACGGGAATCCCCAAAATCGAGATAACTTCGTAGACGGTACCGGGTATTCCGCTCTAGCCGGAATGCTACAGTTAGATGACACAGCGCCGAAAGAGGAAGAAAAATGACGACCCTGTTCAATAATACCGGAATCCATGCCATAGTTGACGGTCAGTTCGGCTCCACCGGGAAGGGAGCATTCGCCTATTGGTTGGCGAAGCAAGCCAACGACAGCCATCTAAATATCGAGGGGTCCATCTATTCGGGCGGGCCTAACTCCGGCCACACGTTCTACCACGACGGCGTGAAGCATGTGAACAAACAGCTACCGACGTTCTCCGTAGCGATGACCCTGTTGACCAACCGCGGGTTCTATGCCTACCTTTCGGCGGGGGCGGTGATCAACATACCGTACTTGTTCGAGGAGGCGCGCAAGTATCCGAAAGTACACATCTTAGTCCACCCCAACGCTGCTGTGATATCGGACGAAGATTTAGCTGAAGAACGTCAAGGGAGCATATCGCACGCGGCAGGAACTAGATCTGGAACGGGCGCGGCTCTGGCGCGAAAAATCAAGCGCGATCCCGAAGCCATCTGGGGTAAGTGGGAATATATGGAGGATATACCCCATAATATTCAGACGTTGCATCACCGGCTGAAACCTGAAGATCGGCCATACATTATGGAAGTGGCCCAGGGCTTTTCGCTGGGAATCAACCAGCCATTTTATCCGAAGGTAACATCCCGCGAGTGCACGGTGATGCAGGGTCTGGCCGACGCCGGTCTGCCGCCTGACTCTCTTAAACGCGTTTATATGTGCATCCGTACTTATCCTATCCGGGTGGGCAACGTAGACGGGATTTCATCGGGCGAGTGGTATAAGGATCAGGAAGAATTAACGTGGGAAGAGATAGGGGTTCAGCCTGAACTTACCACGGTAACGCAACGAGTTCGGCGCGTGGCTACGTTCAGCTGGGAACAGTTCGAGGCGGCGCTGCGAGCCAACCACCCTGACTTTGTATTTATTAACTTTCTCAACTACCTAGAACCAGAGATGCAAAAGGAGTTCCTCAGTGCCCTCAAAGCGAATCGCCCATTCGGAATCCCACCGTATCGAATCATTGAAGGAAGAGGGGCCGATGCTTCCAACATCAAAGCCCCTCCTGATCAGATTGCCTATTGAAGCGGAGCCGTACCGTGATGACATTCGTCGATTCCTTGAAGCTATGGTATACAAGCTCGGCAGAAATTCACATAAGGGTCGATGGGAGAACCTTAATCTGGAAGATATCTTGGAGAAACTCGAAGCCGAGAGAGACGAGTTGGTCGAATCCGTCGCTAGGGGGAACATGGTCGAAATTCTGCTCGAAGCAGCCGATGTGGCGAACTTCGCCCTCATCATTGCATCAATGGTAGTGGAGCGCGGCGAATGATCTTCAGCGAAATGGATCACCGCCTTTCGGTGATAAAGCGGTGGTCTATTGTTCACACAATCCAGCAGCAATCTGTGGCGGAGCATTGCTTCAATGTGGAGCGGATAGCTATCCGCATCGCTCAACAATGGCTCGATATAGATGAAACAGGAGCGTTGTTCGAGATTTCGCAATATGCTCTCCATCACGATGATTTCGAGGCGGTGAGCGGCGATGTTCCGTCCACGGTGAAGCGTTACTTTGATTCTAAGCTCGCCGAAAGGGAGCATGAGGACATAATTCCTGTTAGGAGGGACCCGCCGCCTTGGGCCAAAAATATAGTTAAGCTCGCCGATCGAATGGAATGGTACTGGTTCCTAACGATGGAAACGGCACTAGGAAATAAATATGTGGAGGATTACCGGCTAGAACTGTATGGCATCATCCACGCGTTCGCTGCAGAACACTACGCAACGCATTTGTCAAAGGTGCTCGAAGAGATGCGTGGGATGAAACCAATACTAAGAGATTATAAGTGGCGGTGAAAATATACTTGACGCGGGCGCGGGGCCGTGTTATGATGGGGATCGGCTAGGAGACAATGGCATGAATAACATTCTTCAAGAAGCTATCGCCGATGCGTCCAAATGGAAGGCCCGCGCCGAGCAGGCTGAAGCCGAGCTTGCCCGGCTGGGCGAGAATGCCCGCACGGCTATTGATGCTGGCGAGGTCATCATAGGCACATTGAGGGCCGAGAAGAAAGCTGCCGAGGCCCGCGCCGAACAGGCCGAAGCCGCCCTCGTCGCCGCGCTCACCCGGCTGAGCGAAGAGCAGGCCGCATGTTGGCGACCAGCTAGAGACATTGCCGAACTACGAACTGTTATCGCCGCCCGCGATAAGCGCATCGCGGAACTGGAGGCAGAGTTGCAACAGATCAGGCGGGCTGATGGATGGCAACTATGGGCATAACTGCGACCACAAGCACTGGGAGGCGATTGAGCAATGGAACTATTAAACGTTCAACAAGCGGCTCTTGCAGCGGGGTCGCAAAAAGCAGGCTATGCTTATTATATGGAAATGGGTCTAGGAAAGACCCTTGTCGCTTATCAGGATTTCCTCGACAAAGTGAATCAGGGGAAAGCTCACCGAATGGTGGTGGTATGCCCCAATTCATTTAAGGGGGGCTGGGTTGACGAAGCGACCAAGCATCGGCTCGAAGTCACCACCCACGTTTACAATAGTGGCGACGATCACAATAACCGTCGCTTCATCCGTGGCCCGTTCGATCGGCCACCAGTGCTGATAGTTAACTACGAGGCCATTCGGACGCAGCACGTCCAAGACTACATCTATCAGTTCATCAAGAACCGGCCCTGTTTTATCGTATTTGACGAGAGCATTCAGCTTAAAAACAACAAGTCGGAGCAGACCCAAGGCGCTCTCATCTTGTCCAAGCACTTCAACTTCCGTCGCGTCCTTAGCGGTAAGCCAATCACGCAAGGCCCGCATGACCTTTGGGGACAAATGCGCGCGATCGGTCTTCTCGACGGTAAAAATTATTACGCCTTCAAGACGGCCTTCTGCCGGATGGGCGGCTACATGAATAAAAAGGTGATTGGGGCGCAAAACGAAGACATCCTTTCGGAGTTAGTGAACCACGCAATTTTCCGTGCAACGAAGACCGACTGGACCGAACTCCCGCCCAAACTCTACACCCAGCGTAAATACGAGATGACCCCGCTCATGCGCCAACAGTACCGGCAAATGGAGCAGGAGTTTGTTTTGTGGCTCGAAAACGGCGAAGATGTAACTGTCGAAGCCGCTCTCAGCAAGTATGTTAAGCTCGCTCAGATAGCATGCGGGTTTATCATTAAGGAAGATGGCACAGTCACTGAACTTATCTCTCCGACGGCTAACCCCCGCATTAAACTCATTAAGGAGATTTTGGAGCGTGAAATCACTGGCAAAGTAATTATCTGCTATAACCATAGGTATTCGTTCAAAATTTTGAACGAATTTTTCGCTGACTACAGCCCCACACGGATTCAGGGCGGAATGAGTACAGAGAGCCTGCGTCATCAACAAGATTTGTTCAACAAGGACCCGAAATGCAGGATTCTCCTCGCGCAAATAAGAGCTGCGAAGTACGGATTTACACTTCTCGGAGGACCGGAGCCAGAAAACCGCTGTAGTACAACCATCTTTTTCGAAAGCACCTTTTCCCTTGATGATCGTAGTCAGGTCGAGGATCGGAATCATCGCCATGGTCAGGAATCCTCCAACGTTCTCTACGTGGATTTGTTCGGCACCTCGCTCGATCACCAAGTGAATCGGGCATTGCAACTGAAAGAGAGTATCTTTGAGTCAGTCTTTCGGCGAATCGGAAGAAGAATCCCCCAACCAGCCTAATAACTACCAACGCCTCGCTTCTTCTTAGCCGCGAGTAGCTCGCGCATCTTCTGTTTGTTAGCCTCCTTGACTATCGCCTCCATCTCAGGAGGAATTTCGGATTTCTCAGCTTTACGGGCTTGACGCGCCGCAGCCTTTTTGGCAACACGAGGTTCAGGCGCAGAAAGGTCCATCGTCGGCTGCTCGGCCGGCTTAGATACAACCGATTTTGGTCTTGTGATAGCCGCATTTGGAATTACCCCCTTCCTAAATGCTTTAGGATCGGGCAACCAGCTTTCCGATTCCGGCATTGTTTCCAGAGCTTCCTTAGTTGTTGGCGCTCGGCCCGTCTTTTTCGCTGGAGCAGACAGCAGAGCCCTTGGAGCTATAAGCTTTGATTGAACGATGACTCCCGTCTTCTCAGCTTTCGGAGTAGGTCTAGTAACTGCGCCGCCTCCCGCCATATATTCCCGCATCATGCGTTGTTCAGCCGTCTCCGCCTTCACCGGCAAAGTTGTCGAAGTAGGAGCAGACACTATGCTCTTTGGAGTGGCATTCTGAACCGCAGGAGCTGGCTGCGCAACCCTACTCGGCAGCCGGTCTGATTTCGGCGTCGTCTTCGGAGCCGGCGCAGGTTTCGGCGCTAAACTACCTTTACTCTTTACTGAACGCTCTCCAATTTCCATCTTGATCTCGCCAGACGGATTAACCGGAGCGGTGGATTCCACTGGTTGAGTCGCCGAAAGGGGACCCTTAGGGGTAGTTTCAGCAGCCTCTTTCGGAGTAGCAACCCGTCCAGTCTTGTC